GGTAGGAGGCCGGCGCATACCAATCACAGGCCGTAAGGGTCTGGACATAGATCATCCGACACTTGATATTGAATGCAAGTATCGGAAACAATTACCGGCTTGGCTCTTCAAGAATGCTTGGAGGCAGGCAAATGAGGGAACTGGTATCCCTGTAATCGCAGTCGGTGAGTACAATAGCAGTGATATATTTACTATTGTATCCATCGACACACTTGTTAAACTGATAAAGGAGAAGTAGTGAAAATGAGGTATCCGTTAAGAAATCTTTTAAGCAATCCATTTGATGTTGAATGGGATGAGGCTTACAAACAGGCCATGATTCCTGAAGACGGCACCATTCTGGTGCGCCGTGAATGGGTTGAGAAGAAGTATCGTGTTAAACATGACGATGATGGAACAATCAGGTACATACCATTGATTGAGAAAATAGAGGAATAGTAATGAACAAGATTGAAATGGCACTCAAACGACCATTTGAACCCGCGAAGTTGAAGTGGCGAAAAGGACCGGGTGGTAAGGAATTAGTTTACATTACAGCCCGTGATGTCATGGATCGGCTCGACCAAGTGGTAGGTGTTTCCGGTTGGGAAACCTCCTACCATGAAGTTATGGGCCGTGTTGTCTGTCAGCTAACTCTCTGCATAGAGGGGAAGTACATCACCAAATGTGATGGTGCTGATGACACGGCTATTGAAGGAGCGAAGGGTGCATTAAGTGATGCTCTCAAACGCGCTGCTGTACAATTTGGTATAGGTCGATACCTGTACCACCCTGCTGCATTTAATGGGAACCGTAAGCCGGCTGTATGGGCAACGCCAGAGGGCTATGATGACCTCATGGCTCAAAGAAATGGTAAAGAAATAGAACAATGGAAATCCGCGTATTCGCAGGAAAGGAGTTAGGCAATGTTTAGAACTGAACTAGGTGAGAATATCTTTAAGCAGAAATACGCCAGTAATCCCTATGAAACATGGGAGGACAGGGCTAAAACTGTGGTTAATTGGGTATGCGGTGATGTCGATGGTACAAAAAATAATCTTATTTCCAAGACAGATCGTGACCAGATAGCTAGATACATCACAGAGTTTAAGTTCATGCCGGGGGGGCGTTACCTGTGGTATGGTGGTCGTGACGCTAGATTTTTCAACAACTGCTATCTTCTGAAGGCAGAGGAAGACACACGGGAAGAGTGGGCCAGCCTTTGGGAAAGGGCTGGCTCCTGCCTGATGACAGGGGGCGGAATTGGTATTGATGTTTCCGCCTTCCGTCCTTCAGGTCGCGCCCTGCGCAGAACTGGTGGGGTATCTTCAGGACCATTACCATTCCTTGAGGCTGTGAATGCCATAGGCAGAGAGGTCATGCAGGGTGGTAGCCGTAGGTCTGCCCTGTATGGCTCCCTGAACTGGCAACATGAGGACGCTAGAGCCTTCATGCACATGAAGAACTGGCATGAAATGGACATCGCTGGTGCTGGAACTGGGGAGAAACCTTTTACCGTAGCTGATGCTAAGAGAGCTGACTTTAATTACAAGGCTCCCTTAGATCAGATGAACATCAGTCTGAACTATGACGATGATTGGTTGAGGAATGGGATGAGCGAGGTCTTTATCGAGAACTGTCGCCAAGCCCTGATGACCGGTGAGCCGGGATTCTCTTTCAACTTTGGTGAGAAGTCTAACGAGACATTGCGTAACGCCTGCACTGAGGTGACATCTGAGTCAGATTCCGATTGTTGTAACTTAGGGTCGGTGAACCTAGCTAACATAGAAGATGTAGAGGAGCTGAAGGATGTGGTTAGCCTATCCTCTAAGTTTTTGGTATGTGGTTTGATCAGGGCGCAGCTACCTTACAAAAAAGTAGAGAAGGTGCGGCAGGAGAACAGCCGTTTAGGTCTTGGCCTCATGGGTCTGCATGAGTGGATGCTGAAGAGAGCCGGCAAGTATGAAATGACTAGAGATTTGATGAGGTGGCTACACGTTTATGAAAAGGAATCCAAGAAGGCGGCAGATGAGCATTGTGATAGGCTCTTTCTCAACCGTCCTAAAGGATACAGGGCTATTGCGCCTACTGGAACAATCAGCATCCTCGCCGGGACAACCTCTGGTGTTGAGCCGATTTACGCAGTCGCATATCGTAGACGTTACCTGTCGGATGGGACAAAGTGGAAGCATCAGTTTGTCGTTGACGGCACAGCACAGACCCTTATCGACAGCGGCATAAAGCCGGAGAAGATAGAGTCTGCTGTGGATTTAGCCGGCGATGTTGAGCGTAGGCTAAAGTTTCAGAGTGAGTTGCAACGGTATGTTGACCATGCGATTAGCTCTACAATAAATTTACCTAAGTGGGGGACTGAATTGAACAATGAAGACCATGTTGAATCGTTTTCTGAAATGGTTAAGAAGTATGCTCCCGGCTTACGAGGGCTTACCTTTTATCCGTCGGAGTCGAGAGGTGGACAACCTATTACGGCAGTGCCATATGAAGAGGCACACGCCAAACGTGGTGTCGTCTACGAGGACAACAGTGAGGAGCAATGTTTGAGTGGGGTATGTGGAATATGAGTGATACAAAAAGATGCAGTGGTCACAAGGGGCATTGGGAATGTGTTGATGAGTATCCAGATCACATGGTTCCTGTTAGCGAGTTTAATAAGGAAAAGAATGGTCAGTATGGGTTGGGGGCGAGATGCAGGAAATGCCATACATACGCATCCAATATTAACAACAAATCCAAGCCTCGCCATCCGGTCACTGGACAGTGGAAGCACAACTGGAAAACCGCTTACGCTAAATCTATTGGTGGGGTAATGTATTCAGGAGATTGGCAATCCTATTTAGACAAGGCTGAGGTTATGTGGAACGAGAAGCTGACGCTCATCAAGAAGCCACCTAAATTTAATCAGGGGAAATATACAAGCCCTTTAGCTAGAGCGGTGGCGAAAAGTAAAATAAAAACCGACCCGGATATTAGTAGGGAGGGTCCGGGGTTTGTATATGTGTACGAAGATGAAATGAAAGAACCCGGTGTGCTAAAGATTGGTAGCACCAAATATAGTAAGGGAAGGCTCTCATCAGCTAATACATGGGGTGCTTTTAACTGTCTGTACGAGAGGCATTTCAGTAGAAGATTTGAAGCAGAGGATATAGTGCATAAGTCATTGGAGTATTGCAGGATATACTCTGATAAGGAGTGGTTTAAGATAAGCCTAGAGGGGGCTATAGAGGCAATAGAAACTGTAGAGATTGATAACGTTAAGGATGTCGCATGATAGAAAAGAACAAACGATGGGTTGAGAAGAAGTACACCAGATGGGTAGCTACCCTACCCTGTGTCAACTGCGGTCTTGATGATGAGACTATAGTGGCACATCACCTGAAGCATAGACACGCGCCGCATGGTTTGATGCGGCATGACTTCTTTACGATGCCTTTATGTTTCACGTGCCACGATAAGGCACACAATGGTGATTCGGATATTCTTGATTGGCAGGCTGACCACCTGTTTAAAACATGGACAAATGCTTTTAACTCAGGTATACTTGGTTATGTGGGTGAAGGTTCTGTGTTAGAGTTGTTCCTACAGAAGGGAACGCTTCCGAATCAGCCCGGGACTAATAAAGAGTGGAGAAGGACTAAACTATTTGGAGAGGACTTAGATGATTGATTCAATAGAAATGGGCGAGGCTTTAGATACGATAGAGGAAGTAGCGCCTGAGTACGCCAAGGCTAAGGGAGAAAGGGTCCACCTTGACGACTACCGCAAGGTTCAGCTTGCTATCTTGTATAAGGAAGCAGTTGGCAAAACCGTAGCGGATAAAGAGAACTGGTGCAGGGCGCATCCTGATTATGTAACCGTGATCAAAGGTCATGGGAACGCAGTTGAGAGGGAAGCGGCACTGTACTGGAAGTTGAAGTTAGCGGAAACGCAGATAGAAGTATGGCGCACCATTCAGGCTACACGCAGAGCGGAAGCGAAAATATTATGAATTCAAACGATCCTTCTTGGATGTATACGGAAGAGGATATGTTGATGGCGGAAGATGAAGCCGCTCAACTACTTCATCACAATAACATGGAGGCCATAATGGCTTACGAGATAGAAGAAGGTCAAGTATCTGTATTTGTAAATGATAAAGATGGTAATGAAAAACGTCCAGACTACACAGGCAAAGGTCTGTTCAATGGTCAGGAGTTTCAGATTAGCTTATGGAAGACGACATCGAAGAATGGCTTGGATTATATGAGTGGTAAAATCCAGAAGCCGTACAACGGTGGAAGCTCATCCTACTCTGACGCATCGGCGTCAATGGATGACGTACCTTTCTGATGGTGATTACCTATCCGGATGGAGAAGCCGTCGAGTTGCTGTTTGACCGGCGGCTTCACTCTTACAAGGTGGGGGAGGATATAGTACCCAGCGCCACTAAGGTGTTGAATGTTATATCCAAACCCGCGCTTGTTCCTTGGGCTTTGAAGGTTGGCGTAGGCTGGCTGGAGAAAAACATCTTCCATGATGAGGAGTCATCATCTAGTAAGACTAATATTTATAAGTCTAAAATTGGTCTGGATGGAATAGTCAAAGGTATTAAATCGGCTTACCGTAGTAAGTCTACTGACGCCCTTAACATAGGGACAATCACCCATGATTGGGTTGAGGGTGCCATTAACTGGAAGCTACATGGTGGGGAGATACCGACCCTTCCAAAGCAGGAAGAGGCTCAGAATTCCATAGAGGCATTCAAGAGCTGGGTGAGTGAGAACACGGTGGAGTGGTTGTCATCAGAGGAGAAGTTGTACAACCGGCAATATAAGTATGCCGGTACTGTTGACGCTAGGGCTAACATCAACGGTGAGTATTGCGTGATAGATTGGAAGACATCAAAAGCTGTCTACCCTGAATACCACTTACAGGTTGCGGCGTATGCAAAGGCCGCTGAGGATGTGCATGGCACCCCCGTGGATGCAACCTATATACTAAGATGCGACAAGGCTACTGGAAAATTTGAGGCTGTTAGATCAACAGAGATAGAAGAGAATTTCCAAGCATTTTTAGCCGCGCTCATTTTACATAGGCGGCTCAAGGCTATACGGTGAGCGATGTATCATTAACCACCATCATGCTGTTTCATTTTGAGGCGGCTATGCAGATGATGGATGACATTTTAACACATGAACTGGTGAACCCAGATGAACTATATGAAATATTGGAGTATAAAGAGAAGGCTTCTGAGAGCATACAAGAGGAGAGGCTTTGGAAGATGTTGCAAGGTTTTCTCATTAGGGCAAACAGGTTACCGGCTGACGTTATCCCGTTTTCGCCGGAGCTGAGGGGGCCGGATGCAAGAAAAGAATAGTTGGGGTGGTACAGTAGCCAAGCAAGTTATAAGATTAACCGCCAGCGAAATGAAAAAGGCTGGTGAGCTGGCTAAAGGTAGGGAAGATGTTAAGACAATCCCCAATCCTAGAAGTTGGAATAATGAGCCAAGAGATATTAGGCATAAGTATATTGACAATAACAAATACCTACCTAATTTTTTAGGTATTGTTGGAGAGATAGCTTACGCGAGGTTTATTGGGGGTGAGATAGATGAATCTCTATACGCGACACACGGCGATGACGGAAGCGGCGATGTTGGTAGCGTTGAGGTGAAGGTGTCTACTTTCATGACTGATGATGTAGAATTAAAAATCCCAGAGCGGGATTACAAGGATAAGATGCGGCCTGATAAGTATGTTTTGTGCAGGGTTAATAGGGCTACGCCAAGTGTTGTTGAGATAATTGGTGAGGTAAGTGCGGAGAGGTTTGATGCGGAGAAGAAGGTGAAACAGTACAGGCCCGATGCACCTATCAACTATGTAATGAGTGGGCGTGATCTTGATGAGGTGGCCTTTGCTTAACCCCTCTGTAGAACAGGAGGAGGAGTGGGCGCGTGACAGGCGCTACCACTTTGCTAGGTCATGCTGGGTGCGTAAGAATAAAATAGCCCCAAAGAGTAAACTCACTTGGGGCCAAGTCTTTGAGCGTAACGAGGGGATTAGCTT